AAATTTGAGCTATGAACTGATAAAAAATTATCATATTCTTTAATATTTTCCCTCCCATCATTTGAAAAATAATATTCTGGTGTAAAATTAAATGGTGAAACGGTAAATAAATCATTTAATGGAACAAATTCAAAGTTTATATATACTTCATTATATTGTAGTGATATTAATGGTAATGCCAATCCAGGATTTGTGCAAAACCAAAAAAACATAGGAATTCTTAATCTTTTTTTACTATAAAGTAGTCCTTTTGTTGATGGGTCATTCAATTTTTTATATGGATTTAATAAATTAACATCGGGTACTGGTAAATGGTCCATGCTTATCATTTCATATAAATTTCTTTTTTTTTCATCTGATAAAGTTAATTCATTCCAAATAATTAACCATTTTCCATAATGCTTGTCAATCTGTGCACCAGCAATAGTTAAACTAACACTATTTATAAAATTAAATCCCAAATTATCAACCCACTTAAATCCAGAAACATATTCACCAAAAATTCTTGGCATATCAATAACAAAATAACAATCATGTACTAATTCTGCATGTCTTGGTATTTTGACACGTGCCTGTGTTGACATTGTTGTTGAAAATGTTGGCAATGTTTCAAAATCTAATCTTATATATTCTGTTGCAAAATTAGTGTGTCTTCTATAAATTGCTTTAAAAAATGTCATTTGCGGATTCCCTGTAAGATATAAATCCTGGGAACCATAGGCTACTAATTGCATTAATCCTCCTGGCATAATATATATAATAATAACCATTATTTTATGTGCATTTATTATAAATGAATAAATATAAATTATCAGATGTTATTAAAAAATCTGTTGTTAAAATTTTGAGTCAAGATATTGAATATAATTTTAAATTTCCCGGTCAAATTAAATCAACTACACCTGCAATGGGTTCTGGTTTTTTTATAGATAATGCCGGCTATATATTGACTTGTTCGCATGTTATCCAAGATGCAAAAAATATTTATATTGAACTTATCAATGGTGAAAAACATAAATGCAAAATAATATCTTTTTCACCTGATTATGATTTGGCATTATTAAAAATAAACTATAAAAATAAACATTATTTAAAAATGCAAAGACAAATTTCGATTGGTTTACCAGTTTATTGTCTTGGTTTTCCAAATAACACCGAGTCAATTGTTATAACAAAAGGTGTAATAAGTGCTTTTACAGGAACTTCAATCCAAACAGATTCTGCGATTAATCCTGGTAATTCTGGTGGACCATTAATGTATAAAGATAAGGTTATTGGAATAAATTCGTCCAAAATACCATCTTTTATTTCTGAAAATACTGGATTTGCTGTTCCCGTTAAAATTTTTGATATATTAAAAAAAGAAATGTATTCTGGTAAAAAACTAATTATACGAAAACCATTTATTGGAATTAATTTTAATTCATTAAATGAAACATTGGCAAATCTAATGGGAATTAAATGCGAGGGTGTTTATATAAATAAGGTTTATGATGATTCTCCAATGAAAGATTCTGGTATTAAAATTGGTGATATATTGACTAAAATAAATAAAAATAAAATTACTAATTTGGGATTTATTAGAGAGTATGAAGATAGTAAATTAAAATTAAATGAATATTTTTCATTTTTAGAATTAAATCAAAAAATTGCGATCGAATATATATCTGGTGGTAAAAAAATAAAAAAAATTTTTTCAAATAAACAATATAATGATAATATTTTTGAAATATTCCCCCTTCATGAAAAAGTTCAATATATTATTTTAGACGATGGTTTAATAATGACTGATTTTTCATTAAACTTAATAAGTGATATTCCATATTTGTATAAAAAAATTAACAATATTGATTTTGAAAATAAAATAAGAGTGGTTATTGTCAATATAATTCCAAATTCATTAATTTATAATCTCCAAATTTTTGAAGAAGGTGACATTATAAAAACTGTAAATGATATTTATATTAATAATATTAAACATATGCAAAATATTATTAAGAATTCAGATGGAATTATAAAAATTGTAACAGATTATAATAAAACATGCTTTATAAAAATAAATAATGAAGTAAAAACAAAAAACTTTCTTAAAAATACAATCGTTAGATTAATATCGTAGATGTTAACAATCGTTAGATTAATATCGTAGATGTTAACAATCATTGGATTAATAAATTCGACTTAACAAACCTGGGTTAAATGGTTTGGGTGCTTTTTTGGCAACAGTATATTTATTATAATTCTGACACCCTCTTTTAATTCCACTACTATTACCCCCATTATTACTATCTTTTCCAAAAACATTATCAAAAAATGAACTATTAGAATTAGTCATATTTTTTGCAACTTTTTTACAATATTTTTCAACATGAGATTTCTTTACGTAATCTCTCTTGACTTCTGTCATACTAATATAATTTCCATCTATTTGTGGACAAACTGGACATATTGGACATTTTGGACAAAGTGGTATATTAGGACAAGGAGGTACTTGTGATTTTTTAATATAATTTTTAATATTTGGACAATTGCATGGTGGGATTTCAGATTTTAACATATATCTTTTTAAATCAATGTTAGGTGGAATTTGTGATTTTTTTGCATACTCACTCATATCTGGACAAGGAGGTATACTGCTTTTCAACACATACCTATCAATATCTTTATTAGTTGTAATATCGCAATCGTAACAATATTTTGGATCTTCGTCTTCATCCGCACATTTTTCACCCCTTTTATGACGATGTCCATGATGTTTAGAACGATGTTCATTGTGAGGATGATGTGGTTTTACAGCCTTATCTTTTACTTCTTTTATTGGGTGAAACCCCCAATCATACAATGAACTTGAACCTTCTGTAACATCTTCATTTGACGATTCTTTAAAAGTCTCAAATATTTGTTCTCTGCATACACAAATAAGTACTATTATAAGTATAAGTGTAATTATTATATGCGACATTCTGATATGAAACATAATTTATATATTATAAGTCTATAAATTATTTTTTGGGTTTTTTAGTTTGAATATTACAATTCCAACATGGAATATTATCTTTCTTAATATATTTATAAAAATCTGGATGTTCTTTAATATTAAATTGTGATGGTAAACATTTTTGATCATCAAAATGTCTTCTAAATTTAGAACAATATCTATCATCTTGGTATTTTGGTTTCCAACAATAACATGCTTCATCTTTACCATAATTTTCTTCACAATAACTTGCTATATTTTTCTTACATTTTTTATTAACGTCTGCCTTTAATGGATTGGATTTCCAATCAACATCTCTACAATTTTTTGATCGACATGGATTATGATGTTTAACAACAAATGGACAACTTCCATTGGTTGGATTTGGAGAATATTCATCTAATATTTTTGGCATTTTGCAATCCGGGAAATTCATTGAAAAAATCTCTTTTGCATTTGCTCTGTCTCTTCCATATGAAATTTCACCATATCGACCAAGTTCATTTGCATAGATACTATCCTTAACAACATATACATAATAAGACCCATCTCTCATATAAACTGTGGGACATTTATCATAGTTTTTACATTTAGTATTGCATATGGGAACTGATGGATTTTTTTTACAAAACTTTTTACATTCTGGTATTCTATAAGCACATGTTTCATAACAATCTTTGTAATTCCCAGATTTTGAACATTCTTCTTGACACAATGACATACACTTGCTATCTGAACCCGGAACTGGTTGGGGTTTTGATGGTTTGAGATTTTTCAAATATGACGATGTTGTTGAAACTTCTGATGAATTCATTGAATTATTATAAATTGCAACAGTTGCTAATTCAAAATTACTATTTTCTGATTTATTAATTATAATTGGGTCTTCGCTAAAATAAATTTTCTTTTTTAATTTCACTTTTTCTAATAAATTTCCATTTATATAAATCATAATTAAATCTTTATCCTTAACAATTGTATACATATTCATGTCATTTGTCATAATCTTCTTATCAAGTTTAATCTTGTGGTCTGCTATCATTAAATGAATTTTACCATATTCATTGTCTAATTTAAAATGTAATCCACCCCTTTCATTACCTGGTATAAATAATATATTACTATCATTCATATTTTCTGATCGAATAGTTTTACATTCAATAAAAATAGAAAAATCTTTATGATTTGGTTTAGAACTTGTTTTCAAATGCCCTTTTTGAGTTGTAATCACCATATTACCAGATTTATTTGGCGGAGATGATTTCCATTTTAAATCATTTTTATTATCAGATAAATCATGCCATGTTTTACTATCAGGTCTGTATGATTCTGCTAAACGGGTTGTTAATAGTATAAATAATTTATGTTCTTTTGGAATTTTTTTTATATCGAATGTTTCAACTTTTTTGTTATAATTATAACAATAACCGAATAAAACTAATAATATCAGCCCAGAAGATACTAAAATCAATTTGTGACTTTTATTTAACTTCATATATTATATATTTGATATATTTTTTATATTAAATATTTATTGTTTATTCATAGTATTTATGATTTCATAAACAGATACTAAATTGTTCTTTAAATTATTATTAGTCATTTTAAATGATTTTACACTAAGGTTATCAAAATTACTTGAACCAATATTAATAACATTATTTTTAGAAAATACTAAAAATTTAACTAATACTGTATTCATTAAATCTTTAACTCCTTTTACATTTTCAACTCCCAAATCACTTAATTTAATTTTAAATAAGTTTTTAATTTGGTCATATGGCATCATCTCTGCTATAATTCTATTTCCTTTTCCATCAGAACCATATAATATATCACTTCCCAAACTTTCTACTGAGAAAGTTGTTTTATTAGTTGAACCATGTGTGATCGATGTAGTTATAGTACCTTTTGCTCTCTCGGTATTCTTATTTGTTTTAATATTTATATTAATTGCATGATTTTCATCATATTGTCTTGGTGTTATTAAAAAATTAGAATAAAAACCATTCCAAATATCATTATAAGAATCCAGCCACCCACCTTTTCCAAGTTGATTCTTTTGGTCTTTTGTAACATTTGCAATTCTTGTATTGAAAATATTTGTTGGCGAATCATAATATTTTGTAAAACGTCCAATTTTATTTAATTCGCTTGGTAAAATGCATTTCCCTTTATTTAATACATATTGGGAACAACATGATTCATCATTTAATGCTGACTCATTGTGTTTTTTACATTCTGTTTTATCCACACCCTTAAAAATCCACACACATGAATCATCGCACATATTTGTTGGTCTAAGTCCAACGTAATCATTTCCATCTATATATTTTTCAGAAATTCTTGCCAAATATTTATTATCAATTGTTTTAATCATGAATCCAGAATTATCCAGTGATTTTTCAATAAAAAACCTCTGGTTATTTCCACCTTTATATAAAGATGGTTGAATTTTGTTACCATTATATTCTAAATAATATGTGGGTATTTCTACATGATTACTTTTTGATTGAATATTAATTGAACATATTGGAACTCCATTTGCACCATTTTTAACAATAGACCTATCAACATATTTAATAATCCATTTTTGTGGAATATTTTTAATAAAAGTTGGATATGGCTGTCCTTTATTATCAGGTTTTATAATATTAATTGGTGAATTAGAATCAATCGAACTCATATAAATTCTCTTAGTATCATAATCAATATCCATATTTTGATCATTATTGGAAATATAATAAGTTGAATAATTATCAAGCCCAACTGCTTTTAAAATTTTATTATAACATGATGAAATTGGATGTGTTTTAATTTTATTTCCATTAAAAAATAATGATTGCATTCCAGAAAAAATGTTTTGAATTCCATCATTTGATTTGGAATTTGATAAATTTGCTATATTAATATTTTCTGCATCAGGTCTAACATTCTTTATTGTATCGTAAAAAATATCTAATGAAGAATTAAACATTTCAACTTGTGTTTTATAGTAAACTAAATAAATTAAAAGCAATAAGGATGAATATACAGACATCATTTTTGGATTTCTATGATTAAAATATGCTACTAATCCTATTAAAACTAAAAAAAATAAACTAAGGTATTGTTGCATTATAATAATATATTATATATTTTTTAGTATATTATTTTTATAACTCGAAAAAATGACCATTCGATTTAGGTGCAATTTTCCCAGAAAGATGTTGGTCTCTTTCATTGCTAATAGGTACTTTAAATTTTTTTGGTGCTTTATTTGTACTCATCCATAATTTTGGATGAACATATGAATATCCTGGTAAATAAGATTGTTTCTCTTCTGCATCCGGGTTTTTAACACCCTTTACTAATTTTCTGGTTTCAGCAGCAGATAATTTATGTGCACCAGCATTCTTTGTTGCTTCCATATGTTTGAACATTTTACCATCAACTGCTCCTTGTAAATAATCATTTTCCTCCTGGGGTTGTTCGTGTTCTTGAACAGGTTCTTGAACAGGTTCTTTTCCCATAAACGCAGAAACAGATTTTTTAAGACTCTGAACTTCTGCCAAAATATTTTCAGAAATATTATAAGAAACATTAATATTAACATTGGTTTCACCGCTTTCTCCGTCTTCTTTTTCTAATCCTGTTGTCAATTGTCTAGATGCTCCTTTACTATTATGTTCTCTCATTGCAGTTAATGCTTTTGGGTTAATTTTAAGATTATTTGCTTTATTTTCTTCTTCTAAATTTTGTCTTGTTTTTAATCTTTTGTCTCTGGATTGGTTTCGTTCCTCTTCTGTTGTTGCTTTTGAAACCAATGCTCTATGTGGAATATAAAGATCATTTTTTTGATCATGTGAAGTTTGACATTTACCGCAATGATACCCTTTGTTTTTAACATCATGTTTAACCTCGTGTTTTATCACTGGTTTTGCATCTTTTTTTACATCTGTATCAAAATTTTCATGTAAATTACATACTTTTCTAACTAATCTTATTCCCACATAAACAACAATTGTTAAACCAATTATATGGGCAAGTTGTTTTTGTCCTATTTTTTTATTATTTCTAAAATAAATAATAAGAGTTGCTAAAAATAATGATATTAATAGGTCCATTTATAATATAATAATATATAAAAATTTCTCTATGTTAATTATTAGATGGATAACAAAAGTATTTATAATGATACGTCTGTAACAGAATTATACAAATGTGATTTTAATAAAAAAAAAGTAAACCATAAAGAATTTGAAAAAATGAATGGATTAATTACATTTTATGCTCCATGGTGCAAACATTGTATAAATATGAAAGATATGTGGGAGAATCTTGCATGTACATTCAAAAATCAATTTGTAATTGCTGCTGTTAATGTAGAAGATATTGATAGAGATAATGGTAAATTATTAAAAACATTTAATATATCAAAATATCCAACAATAAAGTATGTTACAAAAACTGGTTCTGTTGTTAAATTTGATGGAATTAAAAATTATGATGATTTAGTTTATTTCATTTGGAATAAAATTAAGTAAATAAATACCTTAATTTATTAATTCCCATATTTTTGCTTCTTATTATTTTATCAATTTCAGAATCATTAAACGAAAATGGGTTTAACTTGTATACTTCTTTTAAAAAATTTCTAAATTTTAATTTTGTTGTTATACTATTATCTAAATTAATGGATAAACACTGTAAACAATTTATAATTTTAATATACTTTGGATCACAATTATATTGATTTATTTTTTCATATTCAAAACATTTTTTATTTAATTTAATGTTAATTTGATTATGATAATTATATAACCATTCATTAAAATTATTATCAATATCTTCAATACTTCTTAGATAATCGTCTTGACAAGCAGGGCAGTTAAAAATAATTCCAAATAATTTTAGAAATAATTCTGGTTGTTTATTATTGTATACAATATAATGTAATGTGTACCAAATATCATTTCCTAATTTAGTTATATTTTCCATATAATTAAATTATTTATTAATCTTTAAGATTGATTCTTTAAACGCCAATAAATGGATAGTAAAAACAATTTCCATTATTAACTGCATCCACACATGGTCTTTTACTATCTTTTTTAGTATCAATATGAATATGATAAATATAAGTATTATCATTTATTATAACATCTTGGTCTTTAATACTTAAATTTTGAGAACCTGAACTATTTTGCATTTTTACTACACCGCCCCTATTAATTCCACCACCCTTTGATTCATCGAAAAAATCATCAATATTTATATTTTGATATAACCAATCCTTTGGAGTATTGATTTTACTATAATCATTTGGCGAATGATTCCATCTTGTTTTACCATATTCTTGTTTTTGTCCAGAAAAATTACCTGGTTTAAATGCTTCTGTGTCAATACAATAATAATAATTCTTTGAAATAAAATGAATTCTTCCATATCCGTCAAGTTTTAAAGCAGCTAAATCACATGTATACTTGCATTGGATACAATTTCTAACAGAAAGCGTAAACATATCAATTACCCAGATAACTGAAACATCTTTAGTTTTACCAATTATGTATATACAATCAAAACCTATAACAGGATTGGAATAACTCCACGCAGCTGATTTAAAGGATTCATCAATTAGAGCAATTGGAGCATTATTATATTTTTTATACATTGATAATTTATAATCAGCAGATGTATCTGTTGGTAAATCTAATTTATGAAAAATAGAAAGAAATGGTGTATAACCAAATAGAAAATCTTGATTATTTTGAATCATTATTAAATTACCTTTAATCGATGAAACAAGTGTATAACCATAACTTTTGCCAACTGTTTCTTGTTGATATCCAGAAGTATCAGTACGTCTCCTGGTATAATATGGTACAAAATTAATATACATTTCATTAAATTCGCCACTTTTTTGAATATTTATATCAAATTTTTTATTTCTTAAAACAGTAATATCACAAATTGTTTTTAAATTATATGTTATATCTCTTGATAATTCTAATGTTGATAATTGTAATTGTAGTTTATTACTAATTGAATCATTAATAATTGTAAACATTGATGTAATTTGTTTAATCGTATTTCCAGTTTTTGATTGGTTTCTAACAATTGACATAGGATTTGAAACATACATGGGATTGCTCGTTATTGTTCCTGCGGGTAAATCTAAATCTATTGATTGTTTTTCATTCCAACCAATTGCGAATATACTTTTAAATGAACCATCAAATGTTATTGGAGTTTCAATTGATTGATAGTTAGTTGTTCCTGTATTTGATATATTTAAAGAACCAATTATTGCTGGTTCCATATATTCTGCATTCGGTGTATTCGATGTACCGGTTAGTGGGATAATGTGTGTTGCCATTGAATTTTGGTTAACTAATAATAATGAATTATTATTTGCATAATACATAATATAAGAAGCATTATTCTCATTATACGAATTATTTTGATTTACCGATGTATTAATAATAAATGTATTTGTTAATCTGCATTTTGTTATTTTTTTAGAATCAATATCAATATCACTATCCGTAAATACAATTGATTTATCATCAGAAGTACCTCTGTAACTATTCAATCGATGTCTTTTTATATTTGAACCATCACTATATATAACATTTAATCCTTGGGTAAAATTATCTTTACCAACTACCGAATTAGGCATAATATGAACAAGTGAATTATATAGTGAATTATATGCAGAACCTGGTGCAGAACCTGGTATTTTTGTAATAGTTACTGAATTAATTGAAGTATCCTTGGTTTGTAATAGTTGATGTTTCATATCCGAAATTGCTACATTTGGTAAGCGCTGACCATTCGAATTCCATGTTGGATTTTTTAAACTATTTTTATTTGTAGTGCATCCCGAAAATGAATCAAATAATTCGATTTTTGTTAAGTCATTTGTTGCACCTATTGGAACATTTGAAGTAATTTTTTTGTAACTTTGCCCATAACTCCCACCATTTATTGGTCCATTATTACAATCAAATATAGATAATATTTCATCTGTTTTACTCCAATCTGCCCCTCCTTTACCATTAACATATAAATTATTTTTTGAATCAATTGTAATTTTATTTATTCTTTTTTGTGCTTTATTCCAAGTTATTATAGATGGATCATTTGTATGATTATACCAATTTAATTTTTCTTTTTTATTCGCATCAAATCTGAATTCACATAATGTTTGTGATATTGATTTAAATGCTGATGTATCCAAATCATACAATACTCCATAAATTTTATATTCACTTCCTATTAGTGTATAATTTAATGCAGTCATAACACTGCTACTAATATTATAATATGTGTGAGAATTTTGAACTTGTGCCCAATCAGAAGACTGGTTCATTCTTGGAATAAATATTTCATTTGCATTTACAGTATATAATTCTTGAACTGTGATATCATTTATAACAACTGTTTCCCACATTGTTAAATATGTTGTTCCAATATCAAGAGCACTTGTTTGACCAATAGTAATAATTTTATAATATTCTGCAAATGTATTATCTTTTATTACCATCGCACCCTCTGTAAAATCTTCACTTTTAATATTGGATGAATCAGCAGTATTAATTAATACCATTGGAATTTTATCTTTATTCGATAAGTCAAAAATAGATTTATAATATTTACCATTTGCTGTTGTATCTGTATATTGACATATAGTTTGATTTACCCCCCAAACACCCCATGATCCAGTAAATCCACTTATTGGTATTGGTCCTTTTAAATATCCACCACATCTCAATCTAATATATACAATATTATTATCTAAATGAATCTGATACCAAAATATAAGTCCATCAACACCAATTGTTAAACTATATGCACCTGCACCTGCTATATCGACACTTATAATTCTTGAATAATGATCTTCATATAATTCTGCGGATGATGAACCTGATCTCATTGTATCTTTATTATATTGTCTATATGGTATTTCCCAAATATTATATCTTGTTGCTGTTTTTTCTGCAACTAATACAACTATATCCGCCCCTGGAATATTATTAGTTGTTTCATTGTTGTATAAATTAGATACAAGATAACGATTATCTGATATAACAACATCTGTTATTATCCCTGAAATTTGCTTATCTGGGATACCTGTTCCAGAAACATTGGCAGCAATTGCTGGTGTTTTTCTTACATTTGTTGCAATTGCAATTGATGGTGCACTATCAGATGACCATGCAAATACAGGAAATGTATTATCATGGATACAATTTTGTACTGGAATTCTATCAGATGAACCACTTAATATGTCATTATCAATATGAAAAACTTTTGGGTCATATAATGTTGAATTGTTTATATCAATCGTTTCAAGAATATTTTGTCCAGATAATTGAAATCCATTTCCTAAATTATAATCAAGAGGTGATAATTGTGATATTCCATTAACACCTGGTGAATAAACTATTTTTTGACTCATTGAATATCCCATATTAGGTTGTGCATGTGCAGTTGTATTATTAATTAACCAACTAACACCAATGGTTTGACCAGGACCAACTATGGTATGCATATTTCCATATCCTTTTACATTTCCAGACACAGGGAATACTTTAATACCATCTTTATCTGGATATGTCATTGTGGAATATATTTTACTTCCTCTATTAGTATCATATCCCCAGAAATTATACATTGGTTTAATATAATTTGTGTCTGTTACATCATTAATAAAATGGTCCATTGTAATAAATGCAATTTCATAATATGAAAATCTATTTACTTCATAACTATTCACCATTGTATTTAACATATCAATTATACTTGACCATTTCCATGTCCCCCAACCATCAAATGTTCCACTTACTTTTGTCATACGTTTGAATAAATCTCCTGTATTAAGACTAAGATGTTGTGGAAGAGATTTTGATGTAATATTCCCTATTGGATGAAATCCCAAATTTCCGCCAGACCATGCAGATAATGTTGAAATAAAATGGTTATCGCCTGTTATTTGTGAATGTTCTGTTCTAATATAATTTGAATTTTGAGATATGATTTGTCTTTGTGTTATTGAATCTGACCCAAGTGACCCAACAAATAATATCAGTGAGGTCCCGTCCAAAATATCCATGTACTGGTCATATGGATCTACAAAAGTATGAGCATTTCCATCTTTGTCGCATCTATCGTATAATGTAATATTTTCAATAAATGTTGAGTTAAATGTTCCATCTTTATTCCATGTATCCGAAGTTGCTGGTATTTTTGAAATATCTACATCTACATTTCCTCTTGAAATATATTCAAATGAAAATGTAGGTAATGAATTATTACCATAATAAATTTGTTCTGATTTGACACCTTGTGTTAATATA